GGCTTCTTGGAAGCGGGTATTATACATAGCCATAACATCTTGCTCACCCTTCATGTAAATATAAGCTTCTATTAAAGCTCCATACAACAATGCCATCTCCGCATTTGTGCTCAACCAAGTAGTTTCTGTATCTGTTCCTTGCGTAATACTTAAAGGACGATAGAAGTAATGAAGCTCTGCTGTATATGCCGAGGCGGGGGTGGGGGCCAATAAAAAATTAGTGACATCAAATTGGCTGTAGTACTTAGGTACGCCCGTAGTAGTAGGGTTCGGCGTATAGCCTTGAACAAAACTAGGGTCTTTGAAGTCAACAAAAATCATATCGCCGTAAACTGTTGGATTTCCAGTAGCGGTTCTTAGACTTAACGAAAACGGAGCCAAGAAATCTTCTGGTATTCTTAGATATTGATACGACGGAGTAACTGTGGCCGAAGCGTTTTTGCGAAAAAGGCTAAGTTGAGCGTTTTTTAGAATACGTTCCTCAGACAACCTTATAAACAAAGGAATATTTGTTACAAACCCAGTCTCTTCATACTCGGTGTAGTCTTTAATAGCTTGCTTTAACTCGCCGTATGTAAAACTCATGTTGTTTCCACCGTAACTGTTCCAATACCGCCGACCGCAATTAGTCTATTTTGCGGGCTGTACGAGTTGTCGGTCCAACCTCCTACGGGATTCCAACTCCACTGTATGTTCCGCTCTTCCGCAAGATTTGTTTCAGGGCGCGCGTCTCTTACGGCTTGGGGGTCAATAACTTTTCTAAAAGGGCCTAACTGGGGTTGTTTTGGCTCGAACTCGTCTTTTCCAACAAGCAGCCCAGTCCACTCTTTACGCATGTCCCGATACCTATACCGAAGACCTGACCGATCCGATATAGAGTAAGCGTTTTTCCCTGATGCAAATTTAGACATTACGAGGTCCTAAAGTATTGATACATGGGTACTACATTAAACGAAGACCTATCTCTGTCCTCCGTCATAGCACGTTCAAATTCTTCTTCATAAACCGCTTTCAAAAGTTGGATTCTATCCGGGGCGCGTTTCATAGAGATATAATACGCCAAACCCGCCGCAAGACAGGGATAAAAACGAAAAGGCATATCCATTGTGTTAACTTGAGAATCGGCGTCGTCCATCCGAGTTAAAGCATCATAGATTATTACGTCTGTGTCGTTTTCTGGAACAGGCCAAATCTTTAAGTTAGGCGTGTTTTGCCTGTCTAGAAAAAACTGCGAAGGACGGCCCTGCGTAGTTTTGTTTGGGATAGAAATAAAGGTGTCACGACTAACCCGGCTTAAAGCGTAATCAGTGTTGTTCCTCCGCAAGACCACCGACAAAACGTCTATTATGTCGGTAGACAAAGGGTATTCCCCATCTGCCTGAACAAGTGCCAAGCTGCGCTGTTTAATAGTCCATTGATTAAGCCCGCGATTAGCCCACTCTGCAAGCATCAAGTTTAGAGACCGTTTGGCCGTTCGAAGGTCATAGCCCGTTCGAACCTCTAAGCCGCAACGCTCAAAAGCTTCTTCAATGTACTCAGCTACATCTAGCTCAAAGTCTTTGCTATCGGATAAGGCCATCTATCACTTCTTTTTCTTTGCGACGGGTCCGCCGTATTTCTTTTTTACTACGGCTTTCTTTTTAGGAAATCCTGCCTTCATATTGGCATAAGCTTTTGGAGAAACGGTAGAATCGGCCTTTGAGCGAGAAGTGTTGCTCTTTTTTCGCGCGTTCATGTGGTCGTATAAACCCATAACAAACTCCTTGTTTAGGCGTGAAACGCCGTAAGCATTTTGCAGGTAGCCGTGTCGTAGTACACAGAAAGCGCCGTCTTAAATAGGACCCCCTCCTCTGGTATGTAAACGTCGTCAGAAGCGTTATTAACGCCGCTGGTCCTTGCCACAAAGACAATGCTACCCGTACTAGGTAACCCGTCAAGGAACTCTATCCTTCCCGACGTTGCCGTGGAAAAAGCGCTAAAAGCCTTTAGCCTAGATCGACCAGCAAAGAAAACTGCAACCCCCGCCGCGGACATACCGACAGAAACGTTTGCCGCATATTGTGCGCTGCAAGTAGCCGACACGATAGTAGAGAAATACTTCGTCCCAGTTACGGTGCTGGCAGACCCGAGAGAAATGATAACTTCAGTTTGAGTGTCACCGAAATTGTCCGTTCCTACAATAGTAACGGTCTTGCCTGCATCGCTAGAACCCGTAGTCGTGACGGTTATGATGCGGGAATGCCCCGCATCAAACGAAGTGTTTGCAAGAGTAAACGCGCCCGTGGGTCTCGCCGCCGCCGCAATAAATGTGGTGGAAGCCGCCTGCGTATCTTCGATAGTGGTTGCGGTTATGTCAGAGCCTGCCATATCGAAACCCTCCTATGTTAAGGGATTAAGCAACGAGGTTATTGTTCTGCTGGTACAACACAGTTGCGCGGATTTCGCCGTTACTGGTTGCTCCGGTAGAAGTCCAAGTTAACCGCAAGTCCGAAGCGCCTGTGTCGGCCCAGATTAATGCGCCGCCAGCTTCAGTTGTAGGGTACTTACGACCCACGCCGGAGGCTACTGTAATCGAAAAAGCATTCAAGTAAGTTGCGTTTCCGCCAGCTACGTCACCAATGCTAAAGACGCAAGTCGCACCTACCATAGCGCCAACAGCGTCAAGGACGATATCAACGATCTGGGAGTTTGCTGGGATAACAACAGAAGTTGAGTTTGCGGCAGAAGCCCCGCCGTCTAAGGCAACACCTGTTGAAAAGGTCTGCGCCATAACAACTTGGCCCACGTTGGCAACATTAGTGCCTACAGTAGTGCCTGTTGTATCTTTGATTGTGCCTGCCCGAATCGGGCCAGAAAAAGTTGTAGTACCCATAATAATCTCCTGTCTGGGTTAGTCAGCCACAGAATGCGGCTGTCAGGGAATATGAGTACAATACAACATGTGCAAACAAAAAGAAAGAGGCGATCCAAAGACCGCCTCCCCCTTAACACAGAAAGTAAACTTCCGTATTTATGCTGCGCCGGGAGTACCGAACACAGAACGCCAGTCAGATACGCCAAAGCTGTAGCGCTCACGGGCTTTAAATCGCATGTTACCAGTGTCAAAATCGCCTTCCATAGCGGTCTTGATGGGTGAACGATTAAAGAGCTTAAAGCCGTTAGGTGCGTCAGTTTTGATGAAATAGGCATCACTATCTGTAAGGAAGTGATTAACTGCGGCCCCTTCAGGCAACATACCCATGTTCTTCATCGCATTTGCGTCGTTGTCCGCTGTGCCGGGGCGGAGATTGGAGTTAAGAACCCGCTCTGCAATAAATTGCAGTTCTTTAGGGATAATCAACTTCATGCCACGAACAGCGATCTTTAGACCACGCTCGTCAGTCAAACCTGCAACGTCGATCAGCATTTGCTCAAGAGAAGTCTCGTTGAGGTCGGCTGCGACGGCTAGAAGGTTTGTCTGGTTGCCAGACAACGAGGGGTGAGCCGCGGAGCACAAGGCTGCGCCGTCACCAATTGCACTAACACCAGCGGTGAACGCGTTGTTCAGAATCGCTGCGGCTTTGATCTGCTTTGTCTGCGCCATAGAGCGAGCCAGAGCTTTGGTGTAACGAGACGCCAAACGATCGTACAAGTTGTCTTCGATAGCTTCCTCTGTGATAGAGAACGCCAGTGCGATAGTTTCGTGAGTATAACGTGCTGTGTAAGTTTCTTGAGCATCGTCAAAAGTGATGGCAGAACCTTCACTTTTCACAGGAGCCGTTGAGAAACCTCCGAGCATAACTTCCTCCTCAAAAGCTCTGTCAGAACTTTCTTCGTCAAAGATGTCAGCATGCTCGTTTTCGTAGCGGTCGTACTCTAAGCCAAACAAGGCGTTAAGGCCCGGTTCTAGCTCTTTTGCTAGTTGTGCGCGAGAAATAGCCATTTTATATTACCCTTCCTTATACGCCAGTTGTAGAAACAGTGCCCGCCGCAATGGAGCCAGTAGGCGCATTGAAGTGGTTGTTTATACGAACGATTAATGGGATACCCGCTTCAGTGAAATCGGAATTACCCGCATCGTCTTGAATGCCCATAATCCGCAGTGCCAAAGTGTTGGTAGTGTTTACCGTGTTCAAATCTGCGGTTGCAGATGAAAGCCCGGTTGCAGTTGAGCCAGAGTTACCTGTTGCAAACGCAATGTTTGCAAACACGCTGGTGCGTACTTCCGCTTCAGTGTCCTGACCACCTACAACATTAGATGTAGCAATCTGGAACAATTGATTTGGATCATCATACACAAAAGCTTTGACCGGGTGATCTGTATTCGCCCCGGAACCCGGCCAGTAGTTGGACCAAGTGGGTTTACCTGTTGTAGATGAAACGTACTCACATCCGCCAAAAACGCCTACGATAGAAACGTTACCACCAGCCGCAGCTTGTAGATCGTCAATAACGCCCCCAGCAAGCGGGATAACCGCCATGCCGTGGAAAATAGGGTTAGTGTTACCAACAGCAATCCGATATTCGGTCATGCCATTAGAAGATACACTGCTACCCTGACGGGAAATTGGTCGAAGGCCATAAGATGAATCTATATTAGCCATTTATCTTTCTCCTCAGTGGGAAGGTAGTCCTAATAATTTTACTTCCTTGGACCACCAAAAGTTACACGAGATTGACGATCAGCTTTACTAATCGTCATG